TAGCCTCTAATACTTCACCTGTAACTTATGTAAGACTTGCTGGTGAAGAGACCGGTGGCGCTTATGCCACAGCAAAAAAAGAAGCCGGCTGGAATCTTGGTGGGTCTACATATGTGATCGGTACAGCTGCTGGTAATATTTTGGCTTACGGATTGTGGATGATACCATCGCATAGTGCAGGTACCACGGCGAACGGTACTTTGGCTGCTATTGTTTACACCAAAGACGCAGCATTAACTCTAGACGGCACAATCGCCGGGAGTGCAGTTGCAGGGAACAAAGCAGGTACTTTTATTAAATCTCTTGGTGCAGATGGCGGCTTCAGGTTAGTTGTTACTAGCTCCACTGGTGCAGAAAATCTAGATTTCAATATGTCTCCAGCAAGTTCTGGGTTTATTAGAGATGTATTAAACACAGACCCACAGAAATTAATCTCCGGACAAAAAGGAGAGACTAAGAAGTATTTCCTAGGAGAGACATTTGAAACAGAAATCAAAGATCTTGTCTTAGATACTTCCGGAAGCACGGGAGAGGTTTATGGAATCTTGTTGCCCCTAGCTGAAGAAGGCACGGCGGCAAATAGCTATGTAGATCACACTAGAGGCTTTACTGCTGCTAAAACTGGATGGTTTATAGCAAATGACCCCACACCCAAGCAGAATGTAGCCTCCTTCGATGCAGCAAATATGAAAAAACTTTTTCGGTTTCATTCTTTAATCGAAGGCGAAGCCTTTCAGAGACAATATTCTACCCGAATAACTATTGATAGCCTAGGTAGTACCACTGATCCTTATACCAAATTTAGTGTTGAGATCTATGATATGAAGAACAAGGTCTCTGTAGAAGGGCCGCTTTCTTGCGATTTGAATCCAAATAGTGATAACTATATCGCTAAGGTATTTGGAGATCAAGTGGTATCGTTTAATACAGCTAAACAAAAGTTCATTACCACTGGTGAGTTTAAGAACGTTTCAAACTACGTTAGAGTGGAAATGAGCACGGATAGTTATCCGTCAAACGCAGTACCCTTTGGATTTTATGGACCTGCGAAACCAAAAGCATTTTCAATTGGTGGCTCTGGGTCTGCGGGTGTACAGACAGCTCTATTAACAGGTGCCACTGCAACTTATGTGCATAAAGGCAACGCTGCTACTTTATTTGGTGGACATGCCGCCGCTGGTGCTCCATGGGCGGATTATCGTGTGCTAGCAACAGCGTCTTTCGCTTGGCCAAGTCTAAGCCTAACAGACAACAATTCGACCGCCACATTTCAAAATGGAAATTATTTTGGCTTCAGACAACAAACTAATAAAGATGGTAGCCAAGCAATTAGTCATGTTTATCAAACAGATGCAATGGATTACATTGACCTCTTGAGAGCACTTCCTAACAGCGAAGAGATTGATGCAACTAGCTCACTCACAGAATTTTCTTTCATATTTACTTTGGATGAGATAGTGCGAGACACTACAGATACTTCGAAGTTTTATTATACAGCCGGCTCACATGCCGATGGAACAGCCTACACAGCTATAAACGGAACAACAGCATTAATTGAGACAGTTGAAATTAATAAAATCATTGCTCCTTTTATGGGTGGAACAGACGGAGTTGATATACAATATGTTGACCCATTCTCTTCTTATCAGGTTATCAACTCCGGCACAAAAAATAACAACTATGCTTTTGCTGCTATTGATAAAGCAATTGATTTCGTTTCAGATTCTGAATTTGTAAAATATGAGCTCATTTCAATGCCTGGAATTACCAAGGCTAGTTTGGTAAATGATCTTCTAGGAAACACAGAAGAGCGCGGAGATGCTTTGGCTATTGTTGACGTTGCCTCCGGGTTTGTTAGTGGTCTAGAAAAAGCAACCGAAACCGCTGGTTCGGTTAGCGATGTAATTTCCACTATTAAAACACAAAACTACAATACAAGTTATGGCGCAACGTATTACCCAGAAATTAGAATTAGAGCAGATAATGGCTCTTTGGTTACAATGCCATCTTCTGTCGCTGGTATTGGAGCAATTGCTCAATCAGAAGCAGATTCAGGTGCACCTTGGTTTGCTCCTGCTGGTTTCAATCGCGGTGGAATATCTCAACTTGGTGGAATCAATGGCCCTAAAGTATCAAACGCTGCCGAAACTTTGAATAAAGCTGAAAGAGACAAGCTATACCTTGTTAATATCAACCCAATTGCCAACTTCCCCGGTGAAGGACCTGTTGTATTCGGTCAAAAGACCCTTCAACAAACACCTTCTGCCCTAGATCGCATTAACGTTCGTCGTTTGATGATTTATCTTAAGAAGCGCGTTGGTGAAGTTGCTAGAACAGTTCTCTTTGATCAGAATGTAAATGCTACATGGAATCGCTTTAAGGCAGGTGCTGAACCTATCCTTGCAGACGCTAAGTCAAGATTCGGTGTTTCAGACTACAAACTCATTCTAGACGAGACAACAACCACTCCTGATTATCAGGATCGCAACATTATGTATGCTAAGGTTTTCATTAAACCAGCAAAGGCAATAGAGTTTATTGCAATCGATTTCACAATTACCCGTTCGGGAATTGAGTTCTAAACTAGTTATTAAAGATTATAGGAGAAAATAACAATGGCGAATTTTTGGTCAACAACAGATGTAGAGCCTAAAAGAAATTTTAGGTTCCAAGTGCAAATTACCGGTCTATCTGGGGGACAAGACGTTCTTTGGTGGGCTAAGACCGTAACCACTCCGTCTTATGACGTAGCAGAAGTGGAGCATAATCATTTGGATAATAAATATTATTTCCCCGGTCGTGTTTCTTGGAATGAAATATCTATGACTCTTGTGGATCCTATTTCTGTTGATGCCGTTAAATTAACAAATGATTTGGTTATTAATTCTGGATATTTTGTGCCTGCAAGTGCTCCATCAACAGACCCTCAAAGAGCTACAATTTCAAAAAAGAAAGCAGTGGCTGCGATGGGTGGGTCCACCGGTATTACAATTACTGTATTAAATGCACTTGGAGCGCCCATAGAAGTTTGGACACTAGGTAATCCTTTTATCAAATCCGCTAAATATGGCGATCTAGATTATTCTTCTGATGATCTTCGCACAGTTGAGTTGAGTCTGAGATATGACTGGGCTGTTTGCGATACTAGTGGAAATAGCGGGACTAAACAGTTTGAGCCCAAATAGGAGCATAAATGTCTTTTTGGTCTAGACCGGATCTTGAACCACTACGAAAGTTTCGTTTCCAAATTCAAATTGGAAGCAGTGATGTTATGTGGTGGGCTAAGTCCGTTACACAACCATCTCCGGATGTTTCAATGGGCGAGTATCAACTTATCAACCACAAGATCAAGTTTCCCGGCATTGTAACTTGGAGTGATATTGATATAACTATGGTTGATGTTGGAAAGAAGGGAAAAGAATTTTATAAAAAACTGACGGAATCTGGATATAAGTTTGAGGGTGAAAAAGACGGAATCATAAAAGAACATTACAAAGGTCAGGTTTTTAAAATTGAAAAATTAAATGCACTTGGTAAAGTAATAGAAACTTGGAAACTTATCAATCCATTCATCAAATCAATAAAGTATTCAGATTTAGATTATTCTTCAGATGACTTGGTTGAAATAACAATCACCGTTGCATACGACTCGGCAACATTAACTTAAGAGGTATAAATGAGCAGAAATAAAGATAGACTCGGAGGTCATACTCCACAACACGCAGATACACCACAACAACCGGTAGAAAAAGCTTTTGATCCACTAAGCTTTGTAGCACCAACAGAATTCGTTGACCTACCATCAAAAGGAAACTACTCAGAAACTCACCCACTCCACGGGCAAGAAGTTATTGAGATGAGATTCATGACAGCAAAAGAGGAAGATATTCTATCCTCGCAAACTCTTCTTAAGAAAGGGCTTGCAATTGAAAGAATGCTTGATTCGCTTATTATAGATAAATCAATTAAAGCGCAAGATCTATTGGTCGGAGACAGAAACGCTCTAATTATTGCAGCACGAATCTCCGGATATGGCGCAAACTATAAAACACAAATTGCTTGTCCCGCTTGTGGCACCCGAACACATTTTGATTTTGACCTCTCAGCACAGCAGATTAATGAATCACGAGAGAGCGAAGAACTTAATACCAAAAGACTTCCAAATGGAAATTTTACGACGGTCATGCCGTATTCAAAGTTTAATATTGAATTTAAGTTGTTGGATGGAAAAGACGAACAATTCCTTACAAAATTAGCATCAGATAAAAAGAAAAGAAAAATGAACGAGACAAATTTGACCGATCAATTCAAACAAATGATTGCATCAATCGAAGGTCACAGAGATCGTCCCATAGTAACAAAATATGTTGACAATATGCCAACTTTAGACAGTAGACACCTTAAGGCAGCGTACAAGGTTGCCTCACCCGATATAAAGATTACAAGCAA